TTAACTTCATAACGATCTGCTTCGGCTCTTTCAGTAACAGATCCTTTTGCATCTATTTGAATATAAGAACCTGCATTGTGATGAATCATAATTCTTTCTGCACCAGGAGAATCATCAATTTCAATACTATGTCTTGAAGTTTTAATTACTTTATTATATGGATATTTTGCTGCGTAAGCAGGAGGTGGTTCTGACCATGTCTCATCTGTATTCGCAATCTTTTGATCGTAGACTCTATTTGCTGCCATCGCTAACAAATAAGTTTCTAATAGTTTTTCGCTCGTTGCTAATTTATCAGGACCGCCGCCTGCATTAAATTGTCGAGGTGCATATGTTCCACCTAATAAATCACCATCCTTTTCTGCAATGACACCGTACCCATCTTTTATGGGATCCATCTCTTCGTTATATTTACCTGGGATTAATCCAAGTATTAATGGATGTTGTGCCATTCTTCCATCGAGGAACATTCCATAAACAAAAGCATTTAATGGGGGTGGTGGATTATTTGGGTCATAGTTACCTGAAGCACAAATTGCCCAAGGTAGATCTTTTGTTTTAATATCGGAATGAGTACCATGAATACCAAACGCACGAACCTGTACCTTTCCTTCTCTAGATTCGTCTACGTTATTCTCAACAACTCCTATAAAGAATTGTGGTTGTCCTATTCCTGAACCGTCTGCTGAGTTCATTTACCTGTTTCCCAATCAAATTTAATCATTGTAAGTTCTGTCTGTAAATCAGTTCCATCTGCGTTATGAGAAGTTGCATATATTAAATATAAACCACTTAACCTTTTATTCTGAGTAGCTTCTAATAATGCGTTAGGTTCTAAAACTGATACATCAACAACTTCACCTGGGCGTATGTCTAATCGTCCACGAATAGATGCTGAACACATGTTCTCATTTAAATGATAATGATATGCTGATCTATTTTGTATGATCTCTGTCATGTGTTGTTCTGCACGAGGTACTTGGCCTGGTTTTTGTTCAATACCTGGCGCTGACCAATCTCGATAGATTATACTCTGCTTTGAATTATCTCGTGTGAACGTTTCTTTAATAAACTTTTCAGAATGTTTTAGGCCAGCGATTCCACCGACCTTACCTTGCATTCCTTTATATGACTTTTTCTTTTTCAGATAGTCATAATAGAAATCACGTTTCTTGTGAGTCGTTAAATCAATTTCCATGACTGAATTTTTATATGCACCGTTATTTAAATCTTTTAACGTATTAACATGATTCGAAGTATTAAACGATTCAAGTGTTTCAATAATAACTGTACCTTGTAATGGATTACGATCTACGATAGGAGAATACTTTAAAGATTTCCTTTCAGTTCCGTTTGCCTTTTCTAATAACCATTCATCAGTAACCCAATTATAACCATCCACTGTTTCAAAGAAACGGAACGTAGACGATTTGGATTTATTTGTAAATGCTTTTGCACAAAGGAAGTTCATTGCCTGAATTGGATTGTAATCAGGAATGACTACTCTCATCTCTCCATCAGATTCTTCTATATTAAATTTTCTTTCTTTTCCAAGTTTGAAATGTTTCTTAAATATTTGTTTGGCACAATAAGAAGCAGACCTTGAACGGAATGCAGTAATAACATTTTGTGTTAATGCGTTCCATGAAGACCTAGTAATAAAGTGCAATGTATAAGCGTATGTATCGCCTGATTGTTTTTGAATCGTAACATTACTTATTTCTATTACTTGTAAATCTAAACTGAGTTCTGTTTGTAAATCGTGTGATTTGAGTTTGAGTTTTAAATTTTCTTCAGCGCGGATAGGTAACGTTGTTAATATACCAAGACCATCTAATATATCAATAGATCCTGTAATAGTAGATGACGACATTGATTGCTGAATATCAAAGCGTCCAATTAAACCCGTGATTGGTTCTGATACACCTTCGGGCGTTATTAGATCCGCAGATTCAATCGTGCAGTATCCTGGGTTAAAAGTCTCTTGCATTATTCGCTTACACTATCTCTAAGTTCATTTGTAATCTGGCCAAGATAAGAATCATCAAACAAAAAGATTTCCTTTTTATTATCATTAAGTTGTGTTTCGTATTCAAAGATACGATAAGCAACCCAATCATCAGGAATGATTCTCTTTACGATAATCTTTTGCCCACGCTCGGTTCGCATTATCACCCTGTCTTCTCGACGGAGATAAATCGTTCGAAACGATTCTGGTGCTAATATAATATCGTCTACTGCCATTTCTTATTCCTCAAACCTTTTTAATATAGTATAGAATGTTATCGTCAATGCTTTCGTTCTTTGTCCAATCAATGACGTCTTCACCTATTTTACCGCTCTCTGCCTTATATTTATCAACGAGGTAGTCATTAAATGTTTGAGCATCCATCGGCCATTCGTAATACGGGTCTATAATATTATTAGCCATATACACTAACCAAATATAATCGACTGAACCGTAATAATCTAAAGCAACATCTTCTGCTCGTTCACCGTCTTTAACAGTGTATGAGTAATATAAGTATGGGTTATTTGCGACTGCCCTCATAAAAGAAGCACGGCGAGTAATATCTCTTACCTTTCTTCCTTCGTATCTAATGACTGGGAAATCTTGAAAATATTTGTAGGACACCTTATCCTCCTGCGTTATTTGCTGATGGTGTTGTTACTGGTGGTTCTGCAAGCGGGGCAACCTGAATGTCCTGCGAATCTAATAAGGCCGCACCATAATCTTCTGCCGTTTGAATCTCGAGTTCTGCAAATGACATTGATATATTAATTCCCATAGGTACACCACCTTGTGCGATAACTGGAGCACCACCATTATCTGCATAATTAATATCTATACCTTTACACATACATGCTTTAAATCTTGGATAGTGTGATTCATCAACTCCTAAAAGATTAATGAATACGACTGAAGGATATTTTAAATAAGCTCTTGATAAACTTCCGGTAGTTGCTGCTGAGGCTCCTTCTAAAGCAGATGACGAAAGGCCTTGTACTTGTGGTAATATTTTAGACTTTACTTTATTGACGATACCTTTGATATCTTGAGCTTCTTGTTCGTTTGCTGGATATAGCGACCACGAGAATGAAAAGTTTCTTAAATCAACTCCACTAAAATGTAAAGTGGTAAGAGGGTTACTCACTGAACCGATTGCAGCTCCTATTGATTTCTCACCCATTCCTAATGCACCAAGAACACTTGTTCCTAAAGTACCAATAAGACGTTTAACCATGTCTGCATTCTTTCCAAAATCTTCTTTTCCAAAATCACCTGAGACAGCACCAGCTGCAGCGGCTGATATTGTATTGGCCATTTTCTTTGCGGCTGCTACAGGATCATCAACAAGATCGACGGCCTGTCCTGTAAGGAACTCTTCAATGAATCCTCTTTCAAAAGAAGATATCTGAACTCCTGTTGAATCCGTTAATGTAGATGGGAATGGTAATTCTAAAGTAAATGCATCCTTTTCTGGAAGTCTTCTGGTTGCCGCAGTATTCCATTGTCTTGTTTGACTACCATCTGACAAGTTACCAATTTTAGAACCAGAAACAAATTCTTTGTAATCGTAATCTTTAAATATAAATTGTATTCCGTGCGGAAATTGACCACTAGGCCACTGTAACCTTTCGGTACCGCCTCTATTGCTCATTCTTATTGTTTCGTTTGGTCTTGCCATTTCTTTTATTTCCTCAAATCGTTCCGACGAATCGTAATAAATATGTATACAGTTGATTTATTATTTATAACAGTAATCGGAAGTATATAATGGCATATAAGGGTAGATTTAGACCAAAACATCCCGATAAGTATAAAGGTGACTCTACAAAAATTATTTATAGGTCTTTGTGGGAGTTAAAAGTATTTAAATGGATGGATGAACACCGTGATGTTATATGGTGGCAGTCAGAAGAAGTAGTTGTACCGTATAGATCGCCTATTGATAGTAGGATCCATAGATACTTTCCTGATGTGATAGTTCACAAGAGAGATAACCTAGGTAATCCTCAAACTATTATGATTGAGATTAAACCTTCGGCTCAGTGTAGACCACCAGATCCAAAGAACAAAAATAAAACAAAGACGGGTAGAGTATCAAGACGATATCTAAACGAAGTTAAAACATGGGGAGTTAATGAAGCAAAATGGAAAGCAGCAAAGAATTTTTGCGCTGACCGTGGATGGCATTTTACAATTATGACCGAACATCATATTCCAGGAGCACGATAAGTGGCAACCTTATTTTCAGATATATTAGCAAAGGGTATACGACAAGGGCAAATGCCTGCTCGTTCTCAGGCTGCACGAGAGTGGTATCGTAAACAAGCTAAAACAAAAGCAGGCAAAGAGATTACCTCGGAAGCCTTATTAAATACTACGGATAAAGGTAGAGCAAAAGGGCAATTGCGTGGAGATTCTGTTTATGGTTCAATGTACTTTTTTGAGTACGATCCTAAACATAAAGATACTTTACCATATTACGATCGGTTCCCACTGATATTTCCAATAAATAAGGTAAAGGGTGGTATACTTGGAATGAATATGCATTACTTGCCACCGAAAATGAGAGCGCAGTTAATGGATGCATTATATTCAGTATCATCTGATAATAATTACGATGAGTCAACGACATTGAGTATAAACTATAAAATTCTAAACAGTGCTTCAAACTTTCGGTTATTTAAGCCTACAGTAAAAATGTATTTGGCAAAGCAAGTTAGATCAAGGTTTATTAAGATCAATGCATCGGAATGGGATACTGCATTATTTTTACCAGTACAGTCGTTTCAGAAAGCGAGTCAGGGCAAAGTTTGGTCAGATTCAAGAAAGATTGCTAGGAGTTAGGAATGCCATTTAATATTAGTAAATTTAAAAGTACGTTTGAAGGTCTGGGTGGCCCGGCCAGGACGAATCTTTTTGAAGTCACTATGACCCAACCAAAATGGATGCAACCATTATCAGAAGAAGAGAAAGGCAGATTTGACGCAAGAACGTTTACTATGTTCTGTTCAGCAGTACAGTTTCCTGGTGTAGGAATCAATACAACAACATATGATTATGTTGGACAGATGTCAAAAATCATTCCGAGCAATCTTACTAACCCAGGTCCAATTACATGTACGTTTCTTTGTGATTCAGATCACCACACAATGAGATTCTTTCATATGTGGGCAAGACATGTATTAAACTATAGTGCCGCAGGTGGTATTCATAGTGAATGGAAAGGAAGACTTCCACATGAAGTTGGATTTAGAGATGATTATGTTGCTGACTTAGAAATTAAACATTACTCGACTGATAGCAACGCAAGATCATATTATTCTGCATTACTACAAAAAGCATATCCTACTGACGTAAGTGGTATAGCTTTATCATGGGATGGCGGAAGCGAATATATGACACTCGACGTTCAATTCGTGTTTGACGATTATACATATTCTGCAGATAAAGCAGGACATACAGGAGCACGTTCTACAAGAGGAGCGGGTTTATTAGATATCCTTGGAGATGTGGCAGGTTTTGCTGATACCGTAAGAGGTACTTTAAAGTCAGGCAAACCAAGAAGCATTCAGGATGCAGTTAACAAATTACAGAGGATTGGTAATTCATTAGACAATGTAACGTCTAATATACCATCTTCAAACAATAAAGGATAACCTTAGGAAATATATTATGGCATTACCAAAAATTGATTTACCATTAAACGAATTAACTTTACCGAGCAATCAACAAAAAGTTATGTATAGACCGTTTACGGTAAAAGAAGAAAAGATATTATTAGTTGCAGCAGAAGCTCAAGATGCATTGGTAGAAATGACGGCAATTAAACAAGTAGTAAATAACTGCTTATTTGATATTGCGATTGAAGACATATCAATGTTAGACTTAGAATTCGTATTTTTAAAATTGAGAGCTACTTCAGTTAATAATACAGCAAAGTTTAATATTAACGATCCTGATACGGGTGAATCTATTCCTGTTGAATTTGACCTTGATACGATTGAGATTGTAAGAGATCCTGAACATACAAAAGAAGTAAAAGTTAACGATGATTTAGTATTATATTTAAAGTATCCAAACATTAATGATTTCATGCAGATCATAGGTATGGAAGCAACCGATCCATTAGTGAATTACGTTATTATGGTTTCTTGTTTAGATACATTAGCAACCGAAGACGAAGTTCATAACTTTAGTGATTACTCTGAAGCAGAGATCGCGGCATTCATGGATAATATGTCTGGTGATATCGTTAAGAAGATTTCAAAGTTTTTTGAGACTATGCCGAAACTGAAACAAGAGTTACAATATACAAATAGTAATGGTGATGAGAAAACATTCGTAATAGAAGGAATGCGAAGTTTTTTTACCTAGGCCTTAGCCACATGAGTCTAGGGCATTATTATCAATGTATTTTCGGTTTAGCACAACATCACAAATGGAGTATTGGTGATATTGAAGGACTAATGCCATACGAGAGAGATTTGTACTTTGATATGTTATTAGATTTCATAGAACGGCAAAAAGAAGCCAGAGATAATAAAGGGTAATAAAATAAAATGGCAGAACTAAGCAAAGAGACATTGGCGATATTAGATCGACTTAAACGCGAAGGTGCATTAACGCGTAATGCGACTACTGGCAATTCTATTAAACAAATCATGGGTAAGCTTGATAAGTTTAGTGTTGTCTTTGAAAACATCAATACTCAAATTGCTCAAATGAATAAAACGTTTGGGCAGATGCTTGGTGCAAATCCTTCTACCTTTGTTGGACCATTACCTTCTAGAGCAACATCATCTTTAGAACCTACTTCTGTTAAAATTGATGTGGCATCTTTAAGGGCAATGGGAATTGATGAAGATACTATTAAGCTTCAAAAAGAAGCTGCTGAATTAGCAATTCAAAATAATTTAGATGACGAAAAGCTACGAGCAGAAACAGAGAAAGATAGAAAGGAAGAAGCAGCTGATAAAAGAAAGGAAGCAAAGGCAAACGAACTAGCCAATACTTGGCGGACTAAAACAATCTCCGGCCAAGCTATGACTAATCCTTTGAGTTTCTTTACTAAACTATTAAAAGGTGCAGCAATTGGTTTTGTTGGATTTAATGTTGTAAGAGGTATAGTAGATCAATGGACAGATGGAGCTTTTACTAAGTTCGTCGAAGATATAGATTATGCTGCTATTGGCGCAGGCATTAAGCAATTTACTGGTTTCTTAGCAGATACTCCTTGGTTAGCATTCACTGGTGCTCTATTAGCTTGGACAGCAATTGATTTTGGTGTACCACTTGCGCTTAATGTTACCGGTGAAGTAATACGTACAAGCATGTTAGCCAAGATGCTAAATAAAGGTGTAATGGGTGGAGTTGATAAAACAGAAGGATTCCTCAAGACAGTTCTGAGCTTAAGAGGATTAGCCCTTGGTGCCGCCGGCGTTGGCGTTATGATCTTCGGCGAAACAATTGCCGATTACATTCGTAAAGAAGCCTTAGGGATGTCGCCTGAACAAATTAAAAATGAAAAGTTAACCGTTGATGCAGGCGATGCCGTTTCAACATTAGGTTATGCTGCTGGTGGCGCAACAATAGGGTTTATGTTTGGCCCAGGTGGAGCGTTGATTGGTGGTATATTAGGATTTGCTTATGGCATTGGTAGTAAAGTACTTGAGTATATGAAAGCGAGTTCAATGGAAAAGATAAACTTTGACGAACTGGGTGAGCAACAAGCCAAAGATAATGCTATCATTGCACAACAAATGTTAGATGAGCACGCAGCAGGTACAAGAGAGTTATCACAAGTACAAATAGACGCATTTAAAATTCAAGCACAAGGACCTACCCAAGATCAAATAAATGCAGTGAATGATGAGATTGCAGATCAGCGAGATGTATTAGGAAGACAACTTAGCGCTTTAGAAAAGAAAGATGTTGGTAAGGAGTATATCCCAGGCCATGGACCGGGGTCAGTGGGACGGTACGTAGATATCACTGACGGTGCCGTGCTTCAAGCAAATGAAGCTGCTAAGGCTGCGGATATTGCGGCTAAGAAAGCAGAGATTCAACTTGTAGAAGATAAAGCGGCGGCAAGAATAGCGAGCGGAGAAGCAACTCCAGATCAATTAGTAAAAGTTGAAAGACAAGGATTTATGGAAAACTTACTTATGCTAAGTTCTTCCGAAATAGTAGAAAGAAGAGCAAAGATTGCGGCGGAAGACGAAGCAGACAGAATAGAAAGAAATAAAAGAGTAGCAG